GACAGGTGAGCCTGATAATCTGCGGCGCCGGTGAGGGCGGGGCGCTGGAGCAGCCTGACAACAGGATCAGGCAGAGGGCGATCAGCCCACTCCTTGAGTTCGGCATTTTCACGTTTGAGCCTCTTGATGGTGTCGGCCCGGGTGGCGGCCGTGATGGTCAGATCGCCAAGCTGGCGTTGCAGCGTGGCGGCGGCGGTTGCCTGGGCGTCCAGCTCGCCGGTGAGGGTATCGATGGCCCCGTCTTTGGTCTTCTCCCGCCGTTCGGCCTCGACAGCCTTGTCGTTGGCGGCCTTGAGGTCGGTTTGAAGGGTATCGACCTTGCCCCTGGCGGTCGCTGCCGAGGTGGCCGACCAGCCCCAGCCAGCCAAGGCAACGGCCAGGGCCAGCAGCAACCAGGTGAGGGGGGAGCGCAGCAGGTTAGGCCACATCCGCCACCTCCTTCACCGGATAGACCTTGGCAAAGTGGCTGTATGCCTTGGCAAGCTTGGTGTCGTAGTCGTTGTCCTTGTAGGCCGGGCCGTTGTAGCGGCGGGCAAAGTCAGCCCACTTGCGACCCTGCATGGCCTTGTGCATAGCGGGATCTTGCTGGATGAAGCGGCACAGGGCGGTGAGGTGGTCCACTTCGCTGCGCTGCATGGCGGTCTGCCAGTCGCTGGCCGAGGCAAAGCCCAGCGCCTGCCAGTGGAAGCCCATGATCTGGAACATCCCCCAACTGGCCGACTCGATGGCGGCATCCCGGTGCAGGCTGATGGCGAGTTGCAGCCGCTCCCACTCGGCCGCCCCGCCCGCATAGCCGCCGCGCTTGGGGTTGACCAGGTTGGGGTAATGGGCGGCCATCTGGTCGGCGGCGGCCTTGCCCAGGTGCTGGGTGAGCTGCTTATAGAACACATGCCGCTCGAACAGCACCACCGGGCGCATGTCGGTGGTGAACCCCTCGCCGATGCTCTCGACCTGGGCGACGGTGGCCATGGTGGCCAGCGGCAGGCCCAGCAGGTCAGCGCCAGCCTGCATGTCGCCGATGCGCAACTGGTTGCCCCGCTCGCTGCCGAGCAGGGCGGCCATGGTGCGGGGGCCAGCCTGGCCGATGGCGGTGATCATGTAGTCCCGCTGAAAGGCGAGCAGGGCGCGCTCGGTGGCATCGCCAAACCAGCCATCCGGATCGAGTTGATAACCTGCTTTGACCAGGCGACGCTGCAGGTCGGCGACGGCGGCGCCGGTATCCCCTTTTTTCAGGCTCATGGTTGAAACCTCCCGTTCAGATGGCTGGCTGTGGTCGTTTGCTGGCGCCGCCGTGGCAGCAGGCGCATGACGGATCCGCGAGAACCGATCAGGGCGGTGAGCAGTACGGCGGCCAGCAGCACCGCGGCTGGATCTGGCGCGGGCATGACACCGAGCAGGACGCGCAGCGGCACGGACCCGGCGGCGACGGTGATGACCCATGCCAGCAGGGCCGGCAGGGGGCGATAGTCGCCCCCATTGCGGTTGAAGGTGGCGATACGCAGCGCGATGGCGGCGCAGATCATGGCGTAGAGGATGGTCAGCATGTCAGCCCCCTTTGCGGAGTTTGAGCAGGTCTTCCGGCGTTTTGCGCAGGATCCACTGCAACAGGTGGACGGCCAGCGCCGAGGAGAGCATTGCGCCGACAGCCCTGGGGACCTCGACGCTGAGTGGCAGTACGCTGGCCAGCATGGCGGCAACCAGCGGCGCCGCCAGTGCCCCCGCCACGAAGGCGGCAACGAACAGGCCCGCTTTGCGCAGGTTGCCCAGCTCGGCGGTGGTGGCGATGAACACCAGCGCCCCGGCGAATGCACCGAGCAGGACGCCGGGGTCAACGCCCGGGAAGAGGGACAGCAACGCCAAGGCGCTCAGGGTGCTGGTTGCTGCACTGGATGAAATGGGTTCTGGCATCGTGCTCTCCTATCGTTTGCCGCCGTAGTGGCGAGCGGTTTGAAATTCGTGGATGGTCTGGCACTCGGCGCAGCGTTCGCAGCCCCGGATCGCTTCACGGCGCGCCTGCGGGATGGTGTTTTCGCAGTCGATGCAGTAGTGCGGGCCGGTGCCACTGATGCGGGCGGCGTGGATGCGGGCAGCGAGTTGCTGCTCGCTGATGTCGGCCAGTCGTTCGAGTTCGTCGTCGAGGCGGCTCATGGTCAGTCCCATAGCTGGATCAGCGGCTGCTCGGCCTGGGTGGGGGCCGCTGGCATTGTGATGAGGGTTCCGGTCGGGAGGATGGGGCCGAGCGCGGCCAAACCGGGGTTGAGTGCGAGCACCTGCTCGGTGATGCCTGCGGTGTAGCCGTAGTGCCGGAACAGGATGAGGTCGAGGGTGTCACCCTGTTGGCTGCGCAGCTCCATCAGATGAGCGCCACGGTGATGTGGGTGGTACCGAGGATGTCGCGAATGGCAAAGCGGGCGTCGCGGTAGAGGTCGTCAGAGCTGATGATTTTGGCATCGGCCCCTTTGACGCCATCACCGGTGGCGCTGTAGTCGGTGTAACGCTCCAGCAGGTTGGCGCGGGTCATGGCATAGACGGCGCGCCGGTAGCTGTGCAGGTACGCCGATTCGCCATTGATGACCTCGCCCGGTACGGCGGCCAGGGTGGCGACCCCTTCTGCCTCACGGGCGCGGCGCCAGTCAGCCAGATCCCGGTTGACGCTGGTGATGGCGTCGATCACGGCATGTTTGAGGCGGGCCGTGGTGACGGTGCCATCGAGCCGGACGGTGTCGCGCAGGTCAGGCAGCGAGATCGCCGGCCAGAAGGGGATGGAGTCTATCTCCCCTTCGGCTGGCGACGTGGTGGCATTGGCAATGAATCCGGTGCTCATGGTGTTCCTTTTCCGCTTGTTGGGCGGTGGTCGGGCCGTCTGGTATGCGAAACGCATTCGTCAGGCCCGAGCCGCCCAGGGTGCGGGGTTCGCTCGGTTAGCTGCCGCCGCCGGTGGCGTCGGGCTGCTGTTCGGTGGTGCCGCTTTCGGCTGCCATTTGCTCGGCGTCTCTGGCGGCTTGTTCTGCTTCTGCCTGTTCTTCCGCTGCTTTGGCTGCCTGTGCGGCTTCTTTTTCCTTCTTGATGTCGCGCTCGAGCACTTCGAGATCTTTCTTGATGCCCACCTTGTCGTGCAGTTCGAGTGCGCGGCGATAGTGCTGGGCGGCCTGCTCCTTGAACCCTTCGGCCAGGGCGGCGCGACCCACGGCTTTGTGCAGCTTGGCGTGCACCTGGTCGAAGATGTCGGAGTGGGTCAGCAGCTCGAGGTAAGCGCACAGCAGGCCATAACTGGGGCCCGCGCCTGCCTCTTGCAGCTTGATGCCGGTGTCGGCGACCTCTTCGGCGATCAGGGTGGCGGCGGTGCGCTCGTAGCGGTCCGGGGTACTGAGGCCGTGGCGGATCACGTAGTCGGCCATGTTGAAGGCCCCTTCGAGATCGCCGGTGTCGAGTGTCCAGAGCATGACAGTGACCAGGACGTCATCTTGTTCGCCCCGGTCAGCGGCCAGCAGGCCATCAATCCACGGCTTGTAGACGCCCAGCATGGTGCGCTTGGCGTCGATCTTGCGCTCGATGCTCTGGATGCCCTTGAGGGTGCGGCGGTGTTCGGCCAACTGCATCAGCTGGAGTTCGTAGGCGTTGGCTCGGGCCTGGTCGAACTGGGGATTGGCCGCCCCTTGCAGGGCGGCCAGTGCTCTTTCGCGGTGGCGGCGGGCGGGAGTCATGCCACCCCCTTACTCGCCAGGGGCCGGATTCGGCCCGATGACGATGCTTTCGACCAGGGCGGCGCAGTCGTAGTCCTCGACCACGTAAGCGTCGTTGGTGCTTTCGTAGTTGACGATGCGGTTGCGCTTGGGCTCGTCTTCGATGTAACGACGGCGGGCGCCGGTCTGCCAGTAGATGGAGAGGTTGCTGAGCTTGGTGATGAGCAGCTTGTCTTCGGGGAAGAAGGGGACGCGCACAGCCTTGAGGCCGCCGATCTGCTTCTGGCTCACCAGCACCTGACCAGCCAGTCTGTTCTGGTTGTCGCCCGCATCGTTGATGATGGGGAAGTATTTGTCGGAGAGCATCTTGCGGCCACAGATGACCACCAGGTCGGTATCGTCCTGATACCAGGGTTTGATCAGCTCGCTCACAACGTCGAATACCAGGGCGTCGATGTTTTTGTAATCACCGTCGGTGGCATCGATGTAGATCTGGCCGCTGCCCTCGGTGCCCTCGCTCATGACCTGGGCCGGGGCGTCGGTGCGGATGTGTTGCAGCCAGCCGATGTTGACGTCTTGCAGCAGGGGGTTGGCGTTGCGGTCGGTGTCGGCGGCGGCGCTGGTGCCATGCCAGCCGATCATGATGCGGTCCAGCCCCTGACGGGTGAGGATGGCGTCACGGACACGGGTCTGAAAGTCGGGGAACTTGGCCCAGGCGTCGATCTGGCCGTAGCCGATCTGGGTGTCGAAGTTGGTCTGGGCGCATTCGTAGCTCTGGTCGTAGAGACCGTGCGGGCTGTTGGGCTGGCGGTCTTTGGTGTCGGTGTTGGTGCGACCAGCGATGGTGCTGGTGATGCCGATACCGACCTTTTGGCCTTTCATCTCATCGACAGGGGTGACGTTGATCATGCCGAGGAAGGCGACCGACTCCTGCATTTTGGTTTCCAGGGTCTGCTGGACGCTGGGCTGCACGTTGAATTGCACCATGGCGCTGGTGATGGCGTTGAGTTTGGCCACCTGGCTGGTGAACTCGTTGAACTTCTGGCGGGTTTCGTTACGCATTGGGCATGGTCCTTAGCAGTCGGTTTGAATGGAGGCGCTATCGCCACCGGTGGCGGGCGGGCGTTGCTGGTTGAACGCTTCCTGGCCCTCCAGCTTGGCGGTGAGGTCGGCCAGCGCCTTGGCGGTGGCGTCCTGCTTGTTGGTCAGCTCGGTGAGGGTCTGGGCCTGCTCGGTGAACTTCTTCTGCAGGTCGGCATCGAGGGTGGTGACCTCTTTCGCGACGGTCTCGACGGCCTGGTGCACATCGCTGAAATCGGCGGTGGATTGCTTCTTGTGGCTGGAGAACAGCGCCGTGATGCGCTCGGCAAGGGAGGGGCCTTTCTCCTGTTCACTTTCGAATTCGATGACGGTTTCCAGCGCTTCGGTGAACAGGCACTCCTTGTGCTGCTTGCGGGAGGCCAACGGCGACTTGTCGCCTGCACCTGCGCAGAACTGGAGCATGTCGGTCCCCAGGCTGGCGGGGGAGTCGGTGATCGCCAACCCCATCAGGTAGGCGCCCTTTTCGTTCAGGTTGGGGTGGATCTCGACCGAGGTGAACACCTTCTGGCGCTTCTTGTTCAGCTCGACCAGCTCCGGGGTCGGGTCAATCTGCACGAA